GATATAAAAGTAGCTTTACTTTATACAGCCCTAGCCTCTATTCAAAGCGAACTATTAAAAGTTTTTAATGGGGCAGACGAACCTAATTTTGTGGAGTAAATAAAATGATTTCATTACTAGGATCACTACTAGGATTTGCTAGTGGTGTGATTCCTGAAGTAGTTGGTTACTTCAAGAAGAAACAAGACCATGAATTTGAATTACAAATCTACGAAGCTAAGGCTAAGTATGCCAAGGTGATGACAGAAAATAAATTAAAGGAGCTTGATCTTAAAGCAGAGATACAAGAATTAAAATCTCTGTATAAACATGATCAAAGTTTGAAGACAACTAACTCATTCATCTCATCCTTACGAGCTTCTGTCAGACCAGTGATAACATATTTTTTCTTCTTCATGTTTGTGGGGGTTGAAGTATCAGTTATCTTTAGTCTCGTGCAACCAGAGATGATTGATAAAATTTGGAACCAAAATACCCAAGGACTATTTGCGGCGGTCTTATCTTTCTGGTTTGGCTCCAGGGCCATGTCTAAAGTGATGAAGAAGGAAAATTGACCCTCTCATTTGAGGCGTGAGTAGCCTTCTTATATCCCTCTAGGGGGTAGGCCTACTAAAATAGGGGATTCTTCTGTATGAGGCTTAAAAGCTAACACAAAAGAAATCCCCTATTTTACTTAGATTTTAACTGATCCATAACTGTATTCCACATATCTGTAGAATTTTGTAGAGATTGAGGATCATTTCCTGGATCATACTCTGCTCCTACAGCAAACAAGTGGGGGTCAGATTCATAAATCCTATCTATAGCCGCAATACTACTAGCTCTATTTAGATCAGTTAACTTCATCGTCTACGAAATGACTCCTTCAGTTCCAGTTCGGTGATACGTTCTTGTAGAACTTGAGCAGCAGTATTATATCTGCCTCCGTCTTGGTCTAATGACTCAAACTTTTCTTTTAAAATTTTCATCTCATGCTTTAGAGACTCAACTTTATGTTCTACATTTTTAAACAATAACATTATTAGGCACATTCCTTTTGACCAGTATCAGGATCGAAGTAACAAGCTGTACCTTCTGTCTCACTTGACTCTACTTTATTTAAGATACCATATCTTTTACCAGAAAGTCTGAAGGTTGTCACTCCTTTTAATTTTCCTTTCCAAGCTTTCGTATAGATATCTTTAAATTCTAAGAAGGTTACATTCTCTCCGACATTGATTGTCTTAGAGATAGCACTATCAACATAAGGTTGACAAGCTATCTGAGTATTAAGATGAGAATCAGTAGTTAAATCTTCTGTCGTTTCTCCTTTTATTTTATGATTAGAATACACATAGTCTTTAAGTAATATATTGATAGGACCAAACTCTGTATTAACAGTGCGGGTTAACTCATGTGAGAATACAGGTTCTAATCCACTGGATATGTTATCCGCACAAAAACTAATTGTACCAGTAGGAGCAATTGAAATTAGATGGCTGTTCCTCATGCCTTGCTTTTTGATTTTCTCCTTTAGGGCTTCAGGAAATCTAGAGATAAACTTCCCGTCTAGATATTTATCTTTATCAAACAAGGGAAAGCTACCATGCATTACAGCCCTATCAGAACTAGCATGGTAAGATTCATAAGTTAAGGTACGCATAAGCTTACGAATAAATTTAAGAGTATTAGGTTCCCCATACTTCATATCCATAAGAGTAAGTGCATTACCTAAACCAGTAATACCTAACCCCATCCTACGTTTACTCTCTGCTTCTTCCTTTTGTTCAGACAAAGGATAGTTGGTTCTATCTATAACATTATCCATAGCATTAACTACGACAGGGATGTCTTGTTCAAACTGAAAGAAATTAAATCTAAATTTAATATTACTTCCTACCCTTTGAGGTGATACATATTTAACCAGATTAAAACTACCAAGTAGACAGGCACCAAAAGGTGGAAGAGGTTGTTCACCGCAGGGGTTGGTAGCAGTAATCTCTTCACAGTAATATAAAGGATTCTCCTCATTGATACGATCAATAAACAATACTCCTGGTTCAGCCCAATCCCAATTGGCCCTCATAATTTCATCCCATAAGGCAGAAGCATCTATATGTTTATAATCTTTACCATCAAAGCGTAGAGCAAACTCTGTCTTGTTAGTAACAGCATTCATAAATTCATCTGTTACACCGATAGATATATTAAAGTTAGTAAGGTCTGTGGTGTTTCTCTTAGCGCGAATAAACTCCTCAATATCAGGATGATCTACTCGCAATACTCCCATCATAGCTCCTCGCCTGTGACCAGCCGATACAATAGTTCTGCAAATAGCATCATAGATGTGCATAAAACTAACAGGACCACTAGCGGAGCTATCAAGACTAACAATCCTATCGCCGCTAGGACGTATATTACTAAAGTCATAACCAATACCGCCGCCTCGGCGCATTGTTTCTGCTGCTTGTGTAGCCTTCTCCATGATAGACTGCATACTGTCTTCAATACTGCCTGATACAAAACAATTATAGGCTGTAACATCTCTAGGGCTTCCCATTGCTGATTGGATTCTACCGGCTGGCATGAATCTCATATTAAGTAAAATCTCTTTTAAAGATTTAAAATGTTCTTCATCGTCTGACATATGCAGACTGATACGAGCCATACATTCCTCAAAGGATTCGTTTGAGAGTCGGTACTTAGAAGCGTGTAGGTCATTGCAAGAAGGCACAGTAGGCCCATACTCTGTAACAGGTTCCATCTTTATTCTCCAATAATGTAAGTTTGTTGTTAGTCTAAGGTGTTAATAAGTCTGTTGAGATACCATCGGGCTTTCTTCAAGTCTTCTTTGCCGCCCTTGTATTCATATCTTAACATGTATTTAAGAATGTTGCCACGTAGATATCCAAAAAAATGTACACGAGGCAGAGAGTTTTCCAGAACATCTATAGTTTCCATAGCATTCTGGTTGTAATGAGGGGGGCTATCAACTAGTTCTTCTGTTTCATTTTCAGAATAAGATTCTGAGTTAGACAAGGTATCTAAAATAATTCTAGGGGGAATAGTATCATAAGACATTTTTATCATCACTCGAATTTATTAAAACATTAATACGCTTACGTTCAAACTTTACTTTTTTAGTAAATATTCTTTGTGCAAAGGAACGAGTTGAACGAGGCTCTAACCCTGCAAGAAAACAAACTTCTTCAAAGTCTGTAGCTGTAGTTCCATACTCTACAGTAAACCAGTTAGTGGCTTCTTTCCTGTATCGTTTTACTTCTTCTGAATCATTATACTTTTTTTCTTTAGTAGCGTCAAGTAAGGCTTGATAAACAACAGCAAGAAACAATAACTGTTCGGGACTTTTAGGAGGAGGGGATTCCCTATCTTCTGCTTCGACAGTAACAGATGTTTCTTTATCTATAAAGTTATTAAACTTATCTATTAAGTTGCCTTCTTTATAGAAATGTATAGTAGACTTTATCTTTTGTTTTTGAGCCATTGCTTTGGTATCTTACCTTGTGACCATTTAAATTCATGACGGTCACACCAATCTGCATATGTAGTAGTAGACCTTTTGTTTAATTTATTACCTGCATTCTGAAATATAAATCTAATATCAAACTTAGGATGCTGTTTCCTTATCAAGAGATGTTTCTTTCTATCGGCAGATTTAAAGTATCCTTTATACTCTATATAAAATCCGTACTTATGTAAAAAGAAATCCGGGGTGTAGTGTTTAGAAACAACATACGGGATACGAACTTCTTCATACGAAAAGTTTAGTCCTTCCTCATCTAAATGAATAGCAAATTCTTTTTCGGCTTTACTCCTATACATTTATTTTTTCTTCTTTAATATCTTTAGGAGGACGTTTAACTACCTTGGTAAAGAATCTTGAACCACTAGCATACTTAAACTTACGTAATCCTTTACCTCCATTCGCATCTTTCCAGCAATGAATTTTAAAATCACAATAGTTACAACCTGTTGCTAACTTTCTGTTACCACTCTTACCATCTGGTATATCAGAATAACATTTATCAGGAGGAGTTTCTTGTTTAACTATAGATTTTACATCCTTAACTTTCTTTTTAAAATCAATCATCTCCATGCCATCTATAGAACAGACATGTAATTGTCCTGTTACTTTATTCATTACAATGAAAGCTGCTTCATCTTCACCATCAGCATACCCTGATAATTGAGCTATATATCCAAAGGGATCATCATCAAAGATAGTTCCCTTTACAAACTTATCGAAGCCGTATTGCGAAGCACTCTTGATATCTACTACAACTCCATTAACTCTTGCGTCCATATGACCAGTGATCCCATCTATTTTCTTCTCGCTTTGTTCATCCGTAACTTTATAACCTGCTGTTTTAATTAACAATAATACAAGGTGTTCTATTATATCCCCATAGAGAAACTTAATACGAGTAGAAGGGTGGATAGGTTCAGCTTGATCTGCTATACGAGAGGCATACCATAACTGTCTAGTTGGTTTACCTATACTAGAGAAACGGAGAGGGTTTTTTATTTGACCCTCTCCATCTCTTTCTTCATAAGCTTTAAGAATGGAAGTAGAAACATCAGCTAAAAACTTTTGCAAGTCAGTTTCATTTGGTCGCTGCTGTTTCACCAGCGATTGATGGATATCTGGAACTAAACCTTGAAGTTTACTCATAGCTGATGTTTCCGATACTACTGATTATTCGAAAGGAATATCGTCATCAAGATCATCAATAGTATCTGATGCAGTAGAAGGTGCAGAGGTTATATAACCTTCTTCTACATCAAACTCATCTGGTGGAGAATAAGATACCAGATCAAGAACTTGTACGTCTTTAAGTACCGCACGTACACCTGTTCGGCTATTCATCTTCCACTCACGAGGAGTAAAAGATACCTTCACCAAAGACCCATTGCCTACTAGTGTACCAGAAATATCATTCTTCTGAGAGTCTAGTAGGCGGGGCTTTGGAAGTTCAGCACCATTGTTAAGGAACTGATCCTTATACATAGTAACAAACTTACCACGGTCATCCTCTTTATCTTTAATAGGAACACCATGACCTTTCATAGTCTTAACACCATCAGCATTAAGAGATACATCAATAGACCAGCGAGGTTTTGCTGCGTCAAAAGGGTTTTGGGCTTGATCAAGCTTTGCCCAGTAAGCTTTACCAGATATTACGGCCATTGGTTTAGTCACCTTTCAAATGTTAGTGGGTCATTGCCCATGTTGTACCAATCTTATACTCCGAATCGAGAGGACAGTCAAGCCCTAAAATTTTCTCGACTCGTTTCATGCAAGTCTTTGTTATCTCTCCTAGTTTTTCTGCATCCTCCTTCAGTACTTCAAATTGAATTTCATCATGTATGTTAGCTACTGGTTTCGCATCCAACTTTTCTGTTATAACTTCTTTCATGATTTGTATCAGCCATTCTTTACATATGATAGCTCCACCTCCTTGAATTAAAACATTTAAACTGCTATGTAAACTTCTTACATGGAAGTACCTACCATCTAACCCACGTACTTTTCCTGTATTATCTGCGGCAGTATGTACTTTTTCTAACAAAGAAGATAAAGCAGGTACATTTTGTAAGAATTTATTTTTGGTAGCTTGTCCATGCTTGGCTGATTTGTTCATTATATATCCTATCTTAGCTGCACCAGCCCCATAAATTAGGGCATAAATAAAAGTCTTTGCTTGATCTCTAGTCTCTAGTCCAGCCATCTGTTGATTAGTAGTATGGATATCACCATGTAAAATCTGATGGATATACTTCTTATCTTTCATATAGTGAGCTAAGACACGTAGTTCTAATTGAGAAGCGTCACAACCCAGTAGGGTATAGTTATTACTATCGGGTATAGTCCAACACGTTCTACATTCCTCACCATAAGGAGAGTAAGTAGCAGGTGTTTGAGCAATGTTAGGGTCTAAGTGGCTGCATCTTGTACTCACTGTACCTAATGTTTTTATTCTACCGTGTACCCTAAAGGTATTAGGATTACAAAACTTAATCCAGGATTTAACCTGTGATGCACGTTTCTGTAGTAGTAAGTATTTAAGGATAGACTCTGACTCAGGTATACCTTTAACCTTAGCTAGGACATCTTCATTGACTATGATGTTTCCCTTCTCTGTTTTAAGAGTAGGCTTCCATCCTTTTTCCATTAGACGTTCTGCTATCTGCTTACGTGATGCAGGATTAAAAGGTTTCTCTTTAGTCTTAGTTTTAAGTTGTATAATTTCAGGAGGAAATATCTCTTGAAGTTTATGTTCTATATCAATACTTTCATCTGTTAATCTAGCAAGAAATGTAGTAGCAAATGGAAGATCAAAATAAAAACCATTACGTTCTTGTTGATCCATATAGTATCTAAAGATATGTTCCCTTCTTATACTTTCATCTGAAAATTTTTCTTTTTCATTGATAAGAAGATGTTCGTACAACTTAGCTGTTAACTGTACATCATTGATACAATACTCTAACATTTCTTCAGTATAGTATTCAAAGTTAGGGGAAGGCATCTTGGGAAATCCAAGACGCTCACCCCATGCAGCTAGACTATTACCTTTCTCTCTAATAGGATTAAAAAGCTGAGAAAGAATAAGAGTATCAATACATTTAGAAGCAGGATGACGATAGTTTAAAATCTTAGCTAAGACTCTAAGGTCATAGCTAAGAATATTATGACCTATAAATATAGTATTAGGAGAAGGCTTAAAGTTTGTGTAGCATTCTTCTTGAGTATAGGTAACTATCTCACCAGTACTTAAATCTTTAGTAACAATACAAAATATTTTAGATACTTCATTAGACTTATCTAATGTATTGAGTAGTCCATTTGTTTCTATATCAATGATTAAATATTTATTATCCGAAGTCTCTTTCATCATTAAATTCGTCATCGCCATTCTCAATACTTTCCTGTTCATCAAATGGAACTTCTGATAATCTACCGGTTTTCTTATCCCATTGCAAGAGAGTTGCAGGTCCACTCTCTCCAGAGAAACGGTTCTTTAATACTCGTATCCAAGTACGGTTCCTCTCATTCTCATCTAGAGCTTGGGTATTTCTTTCCAAGGCATAGATCATATCAGGCAACTGAGCAAGACTGTGTGATCCACGTAGTTGGTTAAGGGATACATTCGATCCTTCCTCATGGCCTGTACCCTGTGGTCTACTCAAGTGAGAGACAACGATAAGATGGATACCAAGTTCTTGTACCAGAGTACGAAGCTTAACCATGATATCATCAATAGCTTTACGCTCATTCGTAGTCTCGTATACAACCATTGAGATATGATCAAGGATAATATACTGACAGTCTAATCCTTTAACCATATACCTAACACGAGTTAAAAGATTTTCTAAGGTAGAGCTACCGAAATGATTCCAGAATACTAATTGATCTAAATCATTTAGGTTATCTAAAGCTTTCTCTTTATCTTCAACAGTCCAATCACGTTCTTCTTCAGAAGTAATGTGGAATCTTTTAGAAGCTTCGACAGATAGAATACCTAATCCTGTTTGTCGTACACTCTCTTCAAGGAATAAACAGCCTACCTTCTCATCAGTAGTACTAATAATGTAATGAACTAACTCACGCATTACACTACTCTTACCGATACCAGAACCAGCAGTCACTAATACCAATTCATTCTTACGCATTCCGTAAGTGATAGCGTTAAGACCATCCCAAGGATAAGCTAAACTCTTTACTGTTTGATCTGAGAGTAATCTATCTCGTAGATCAGGACCACATATAATACCCTCTGGTGTAAAGGTACGTGCATTCCAGAAGTCATTAACAAAAGATTGTGTCTTACCTTCCATAAGATATTCATTCGCATCCTTACGACTAAGGTGCATGATCTTACATTTACCCGGCTCTAGTAGGTTTGCTATCTCCTTAACAGCTTTCTGTCCAGCAGGGTCGGAGTCGAAAGATAGGACTATATTCTGAAAGGTTTCTAGATAATCTAGGTTACGTTTTATTTCAGACGGTGCAGAAGCAGCACCATTCCTAACACTAACAACAGGCCATTTACTTCCCAACATTTGGTAAGCTGAAAGAGCATCAATCTCTCCTTCACATATCGTAATAAACTTTCCACCTTCTTTGAAAAGTTGTCGACCAAATAATGTAGTATCACCACCTGACTCTCCTTCAGAGTAGAATTTCTTTTCCTCTACTACCCTTACTTTATTTACAATATGTTCTCTATCCTTTGAATAGTAGGGATAGATATGGATGT